ATTGCAGCTTGCAATTCAGCAATAGTTTTCTTAAACAATTGTCCAGTCGAAGCATCTCCCAACGGGAATAAATCCGTACTCTGAATGGTAGTCTTTAGGACTAATTGGTTTATTTTCTTATTTGCCATTAACTTGGATAATTAAAATCAGTAGGGATTTGACATCTATTTGAAAGCATTGGAAAGCTGATTGTTACATCTGCCTTAACTCCAGCTAAATAATCTTTCTCGTTTTCTGTAAAGTATTCTAAAGTAATGTTATCGCCAATCTCCCAATCAAATCTAGGGAAGCGTAGCATCGAAACAATATCCTGAGCAATAAGTAACTGATCGGACAATACTTCTGTTTCATTACTCTCGTCTTGTAGTTGTCTATCTAGGAAGAACAAGCTAAAGCTCATGTCCAAAGATTTAAGGTTTATAGCGCTACCAGTAAGCGAGAAGAACATTGCTGGATAAACATTATCAGCTTGCGCTAAGAACTCCCATACATCGCCAAAGTAGACCGTATTAATTTGGTCGTGGCTTTGCGCTATGTCCTTGAGTAGCTTGACCGTCTGGTTTAATGTTAGTGATTTTGGCGCCATTTTGCGATAAATAAATCTTTAGTTTTTCAATGTTCTTTTTACTATAATCTTTCGGCATATTAGCAACAGAAACCAGTTTGACCTTGATACTTTTCTTCGAATGATAAACCACTTCCGCATCCTTCGCAATCTCCTAAATAAATAGTCGTAGAATAAGCGGAGTTATCTGGATGAATTGCATCTAATCCAGAACCCGGATTTAAATATAAATTGTACTTTCCTTGCGCTGCGTTTTGCTTTAAAAACTTTACCGTTCTCTCTGCGTAGAACTCAGCTCTCTTGCGATACCTTGCCGATATGTCTAACAAGTCTTGCATCTGTGGCTGATCTGTATTATCCGAAGTTTTACGAACTAATCCTTTATTATAAAATTGATAGCTTAGTCCAGTTGGAAGCTCCGATAGAACGTAATAAACTAACGTGTCTGTAATGTAGTTGTCTAATAGTGCAACTTCGTCAGCCGTTAGATTGTTTGCTACGATTCCGTCTTGCAAGCGCTCGTATAATCCGGTGCCAAGCAAAGGATGGATATACATATCCTGAGCAGTTTTAATTTCTGGCAAAACTAGCTTATCGTCTACGTTTGCATGAAGACCGCTTCTCTCTTTGATTGTACTTACGGAAATGTATAATGTATTCTTCATCTTATCCTTTTTTAATAACCGTTTGAGCTAACCAGCGATGTCTGCAACTTGGAGAATGCTCTCCGTTTGGTCTAGTCCACCATCCACCGCGTCTGTCAAATACCGAATACCCAAGTCTTGCGCTAATCGTCTCAATTTCTGCTCTCGAATACAATCTATCTAACTGCATTAAACGTGCGCAGAATGGTCTACTAGGACGCTGAGCGCTATTGCGTTGATTAGCTGGTATATCTGTTCTCCACTCATAAGAATAACGAACCATAAAAGTAGTAGTTTGAGCCTTTGGAGCATTCAACTCGCTTAATGGTCTTGGCAAACTTCTTTCTAGCGTTCCGCCTACTTCTTTAATTCTTACTATGCCTCTAGTAGATAAACCTTCTAGAACTCGCTTAATAATATTTACATCTGTCTTTAACGTGCCAGAAATAACCTCAGCAGTAACTCGCTTATCCTTTTGAATTAAGTCTAATACGTTTGCTTCTAAGACCGTTAATGCTTGCTCTGCAAACTCTAGATTCATCTCCTCCTCCGCTAAAGTAGCGCTTGCGCCAAATACCTCTCTTGATTTAAAAATAGCGTAGTCTTCTTTGCTCTCTCCAAACTCAGCAAACATGCTAATTACATCGTCATCCGAAAAGGATGCTTTCATTTGCTCTGTCGCAGTAGGAATAGCATCGTTAATAGTTTCTGTTTCGTACTTAGATAAATCAATACCAAGCTTCTCAAGTATCCAAGCTTTCGGAGCAATCTCTTTAATAACTGCCTCTGAAAAGTCAATACCGATAGGCTCTACTGATACTATTTGCATTTCGCTTGAAGCACCATGTAATTTGGCAAGTAAATTGAATACTTGCTCAAGATATATTTGCTTATCGTTGACATAAGTGTTTTTAAAAATCTCGTAAGAATCACGCATCTGCTGACGAGAACCAAGTTGTCCCGGAGTAGAAATACCAAATAAATCTGGAGCGGTAATTTGATGGCCAGCGTATAAGTTTTGCTGAATTAATTTATCTACATTTTGGAAGTCTTCCTTTGTAATATCCGAAGCTCCTAAGTCATCTACAATAGGTTTGCGTGAAGCGTCATTTGTAAATGATAGGATAAACTTTTTACCATCTGATCCAGTAAAACGATCCGTAAACTTGCGCTCTATCGTGCGCTTCTCGTCATCTGTTGGCTCGCCATTTGGTAAAGTGATTAACTTACTTGCACTGAATCCAGTTTGAGCATTTCCTAAAACATGCTTAGAAATCTCAATGTCGGATTCAATGTAGTTTAACGCACCGAAATAACCCGGCAAAGCGTAGGCATTAAGATTAGGACGATACTCCTTTAGGTAAAGAATCTGAGTACCTGTGCGGAGTTGAGAATTGAAAGCGTTGTAAACCTCTCTTTTATACTTTGACTCTTTCCAATTGTCTGAATACCAGTACTGAGTATTGTCTTCGTTGGCTCTTACCTTAGTATAATCAATATGATAAATTTGGTTTAGGTTTTCTCCTACCTGAGACCAAATGATTTGCAAGTATGCACCGCCAAAGATTTCAATGTCAGTAGATACTTTACGCAATACTTCGGTTAACGACTCTGATTGGTTTGCGCTCGCGATGAATTGTTCACCAATGGGATCTGTGTCCCCTACTATTTTGAAACCGTTACCAGTAATGTAGTTAACCTTGCCTTTGATAATCGCATTATGCTTCGCGGACTTGTTAAACAAATCAACTAGATAATTAGGATATTCGTTTTTATGTCCAAATTCAATATAGCCTCCGCCTTCGCCTTTCTTCTCCTTGTATTCTGGTTGCTTGGCTTCCGCGAATGAAAGCACTAATAATTCATTGCTCATATATCTCGTACTTTGTAAGTATTCGGTGTATTGTTGTAGCTTGTAAAGCTAAAATCTGTTGCATCTTTAAGGTTCATCTGACCTACTTCTACGATGCCAGTAGCATTAGCGGGGTTTAAATTGCTTGTGCTTGTCTGCTCGTAAATAACATAGCTATATTCTCCGCTTGTCTTGTTAGTAAAGTGAGTATTTATAACAATATTAAAGCTATTAAACCGCTCTTTATACGCAGATAAGTCAGCGCTTCCAAGAATTACAAAGCTTACCGTTGTGTTATCCGTTCTTGACTTGAATATAAATAGCCAATTTGGCGAAGTCAAAGTAGCCTTCTCCGTTAGCGTTAAAACAATATTCTCAGTCTGCCCTTTAGTAAAGTGAATCATCTCTAATAAATAGCAATACTTTTATTTTTATCCTTAAACGAAAAAAGGGTAGGACTTCTGCCTACCCAATTCTCTCGCCAACCAAACGAACTATCTTACGAAGCTACCGTTAAACCTGCGATAATACCAGCTGAAACCTCTGGAGATAACTCGCCTTCAGAACCGCTGAAAGTTAAAGTGTAACCAGAACGATCTCCCTGAGCAGTACCAGTTGCGCCGTTTCCGCCAGTCAAATTGATACCATGAACTTTACCAAGTAGCCAATACTTGCCGTTATTATCTCCTACTACCGCTTGCAAAGTATTTTGTGCTAGTAATAGAATCTCGTTACGAGTATTTGCTTGCAATTTGTTTAAAATAATGGATAATTCTTGAGCGTAGAATACCGTTCCATTTTGAACTGAAGCTGTAATGTTTTCTGTAAGTGAAGAAGTACCCGGTACCAATTCATACTTACGGAACACCTTAGACGCTTGCTTAACTACTGCCGTAATAACGCCAGAAGCTTGAGTAACGCTAGTTACGTTTTTCGATTCAATAAAATAAACTTCGGTAATTCCACCTAAAGAGTCTCTACAATCTAATGTATATCCTTGAGTCAATGCACAAGCCATATTATTTTTCTTTAAAGTGTTAAAATTAGGGGAGTCCAATCCAATGGAATCTCCCCGAAGCTATTTAAGCTAAGATAAAATCTACTACTTCAGCAGGGAATGCAAAGTTTACACCCATTTTGAACTCAGATACAAAACGAACTTGATCTGCTTCTTTAGCGTAGAACAATTCGAAACGCTCTTCTTCGTTCAATAAATCAGTACCTAAGAACAAGTTAGACAAACGAGTTGCGTAAATCTTAGAAGTTCCGTTCAATCCCGGAGTTGCTACTACCTTGATTTGAGTACCCGGTAAAACAAACTCAGAATCTGCTGCACCGTCAAAAGTATAAGCGAACAAGTTAGCGTTCTTTAATGCGATAGTGTAAGTACGGAATACGTCTTGACCTACCATGATAGCTACATCGTCTTTTCCTACAATCTCAGCAGGGATAGCTTTGTAAACTGCATCTAGAACTGCAATTACTACACCAGCAGTAATGCCAGCAGAAGCTGCCAAAGGAGTTCCGTAGAATCCAGAAGTATTAGCGTGAATTACTGAAGCAGAAGCAGCAGCTACTAACTTAGCTAAACCGTCAAACTTGTTCAAGTTTACGTTAACTGAAGTAGTGTCTCCTTGCCAGATAGCAGTCTCTAATTGAGCAGCAATCTTATCAGCTTTACGTTGTGAGTACTCAGCAGCGTAAGCAGTAGAATCGTAAGTAGAACCAGCAGTTAATGCTTTTTGCAAGTACTTAGACTCTAAATCCTTAGGGCAAAGTGCCTCGTTAACTTTAATCTTACCAATCGTAACCGTACGTTGTGTGAAAGAAGTTGAACCAGAAGCAGTAAATCCACATGAACCACCGTCTTGGAAGATAGCGTCTGTGTCCATGATATTAATCGTCTCTGCTGATTTTACTCCTAACATTACGTTTCCTTGAGCCTTAATCAAAGAAGCCGTTTTTGCGCCTAATACAGAAGAAGCTACTAATTGAGCTACGTTTTCTTCCGTGTAATTTGCTAGTGTGCTTACTACAAATGCCATTTTTTTTAAATTTAAATTGTGATTTTTTATTTTACAAATTTAGCCATGAAGCGATCAACCTTGTCCGCCTTTGACTCTGTTACTTTAAACGATTGCTTAGGAGCTTGAATAGCATCTGCGCTAGGCATCTTAGCTAACTCTTCTACCAAAACAAATACTTTTTCAAATGCTTGATTAAACTTACCATCCATCTCGTCTAACTTTGCTTTTAACGCATCGTTCTCAGCTTTCAAGTAGTTAATAGTTGCATCCATTTCGTCGAATTGATTTGACATTTCCATTTCTTTTTCTTTTGTCATTTCATCTTCTACCTCTGGCATTTCAGCTATTGGAGATTCGATCCCTTCGACCTTACCTTCAACTACTGAGACCATAGTACCATCTGCCAATTCGTACTCGCCATTAGGCGCAGCAACTGCATTACCAGACTCGTCTACTAGCATCGCATCTGCTCCAATTTCTAAAGATGACAAATCGATTTTGCTACCATCCATAAGATCGTAGGTTTCGAATGTCAACTCAGTCGCTGGCTCTTGCGCTACCTCTTCAGTTTGCATTTCTGGCTGACCAGAAAGCAATACTTTGATTTGCTCAATTCCTTCTTTTACCGTCATTGTGTTTTACTTTGTGTTTATAAATAAATTAATCTGAATACTTTATCGTTTAACTTGCTCAAGAATATCTACAATCTTAGACCACATCGCCTCCTCTACACTAATAGATTGCTTCTCTTTTTTGTAGTTAAATATGCCTTCAACTGAGAATCCCTTAAATTCTCCAGTCTTAATCTTTTGCCATACATCTTCGTTTTCTACCTTAAAGCTTCCAAACCAAGAACCTTCTGTCGCATCCTCAAAACCTTTCATCGGAGAAATCCCTCTTGCAGAATCTACAATAAAAGACTCGTATAAAGTAATGCCTTCAACCGCTTGAGCTTCATCGTGCATTAAGTTTACGTTTGATTGATAGCCTTTCTTAAAAAACTTCTGTGCTATCTTTTCAATCGTTTCTTTTGTAAACGTTACATAGTATTCGCCATGCTGATCGTTGCGATAAATAGGAGTATCCGCAAGCATTAAAGCGCCTGAGACTATGCGTCTGTCTTCGGATTGGATAGCAAAGTTATTGCGAGCTTCTTTAAACTTTAAGAAGTTACGCTCTATTGCTGGTCTGTCAACTAAGGCCACAAAGTCTACCTCTGCTCCATCGTTTAAATCGTCGCTAATCTCTAGCTGATAAATTGGTAAATCCATAATTATATTCTTGCTGCGTTTTCTATTCTTCTAATTCTTTTTTGGCTTCCAGTAATATCCGACTCCACTACATAAGCTCTAGCTACTACGTTGCTAATTGTGTTTAAACTTGTAGCATCTAAAGCCGTTGGCGCTACCGGTTGAAATTGTGGAACAATAGGAGCAATAGTATTTGAAACTGGAACGTTAGGAGTTGAAGAACCACCGGAACTAGCTGATTGTATAATATTTTTAGCTTGCGCAATATTTGCTAAAATCTTTATTATACCAGCAGCATATTTTGCGAATCCACTAATACCACCAGTTGCTAAGTTGTCAGGACTAGGAGCAGAAGTAGAAGCAGTTAAACCAGAAATTGCTACACCAGTATCAATTGCAATTTGAGTTAACGCTAATCCCTTTTGTAATCCAGAACCTTGTTCTGCAAAACCAGATAAAATTCCTAGAGTATCTGCTGCAATATTTAACTTAGCAATCTTTAATGCATTTGCGGTTCTAATTTCAGAATCTGCGCTTTTTTTAAGCGACTTATCCATTGCACTTGTAATAATTGAAGCAGTTTTATTTCTTTCTGAAATTTCTTTAGCTCCTTGAATTTCTAACTTTTCAAGTTTTAAATCAATTTCTTTTTCTTCGTCCTCAGTTAATTTTTTGCGATTATCTTTAAACAATTGGAATTTTTCTTCCTCGAATTTCTTAGTTATAAAATACTTTGTTTTTTCATTATTGCTGAATAGCTCAATGTCGCTTTGGTATTGTAAATTTAATTCAGCTAATTTTGCTTCATATTCTGGAGTTCCTTTTTTGCCTATTTCCAGTAAACGCTCAAATCTCTTTTGCTCTAAAGCAATTTCCTTTTCTACTCTTTCTTCGGAAATTTTTACTTCCCTTTGTTGAGCTTTAAGTTTATTGTTTACTTGTATTTCATTAAGATTATCTTTTGTAGCAGTTAATTCTTTTTCATATTCTTTTTGAACCTCTACATTACCTCTTACTTCTTCACTAAGTCTTGTTAATGTTTTAATTTTAAGACGAGCAAATTTCTCTTCTATTGCAGAAATTTCTTGCTCTTTTGCCCCGCTTAATTTTGCTTCATTAATAGCATTTTTACGCAATCTTTCAAGGGCATCAAGCTCTGCTTCTTTTTGTGCTTTTGCTCCTCTAGCAGTATCGTCTTGAAATTGCTTTAGTTTCTTTCTAACGTTTTCAATACCTTCTTTGTATTGTTCCCAAAGTAAATAACCAGCTGCTAAAGTTACCGCTAATGCGCCTAATCCACTTGCAAGAATAGCACCTCGAAGCGTAGCAAAAGCTTCTACTACTTGAGTTTTAATTACTAATGCTAAGTTCTTAAAACCATCAATTGAACCTAAGATAGTATTAAGTCCTTCGGATAAAGCTAATGCGCCTTGTACTTTTAATAATTGCTTTTGTACATTCTCCGATTCTACACCAAATAAAGCTAATGCGCCTTGAGCAGCTGCAAATGCTCCAGTAACTCCAGCGATAGATTGACCAAAAGCTCTAAACTTGGCATCCGGATTGAATGCGTCAATAGTATCTTTTGCATCGCCAATACGATCCTTTAACTCTGCTGCTCTTCGTGCTGCATTTGCAATTGCTTGTGCTGAAGCTCCAGCCGTATCTTGTAACCTTGCTAACTCTTGCGTTGCCTCCCTTAATTGACTACGCAGACTTTTAGTGTCCGCTACTAGATTTATACCTACCGTTTCATTTACTGCCATTAGTTTGCGTATGTTAATTCAAGAACTCTTAATAATTCTACTTTTGTCGTAGTTGGTATGGCTGGATTAAAATCGATAATTTTATTAAGTCTAAATAAAGCTCCATCTATATAAATTAGTCTTGCAAAATTTAGGGAATAAATATCTTCGACCGTCAAATATAAATAGCAAGTAAGAAGCTTACTATCCTTGCTTGTTATCTCGGCTATGTAGTCTCCCCAGAATGCAGTAAATAAATTAGTGCTTGGATAGGGAGTTGTTAAAGTGAAATATACTTGATTAGGTATTGCAAAATTTAAGTCATTAGTAGGCTCGGTAGGATTATCCAAGTGTCCAGCATATCCGTAGTAAGAAATTGAACCGCCTCCTAAATTGGCATTACCTTCTGCTGCCACCTGCTTTATATGATAAGCCGTGACACCGCTAACGTAGGCGAACTGCATAATTCTTATATTGTGGTCTTTAGAAACTTCTTTATTAGTGCCATCTCCTTTTTCTATGCTAAATATAGATGCGCATAGTTTTGCGTCTCCAGTTCTTTTAACTAAAACTGAAGGCGAAAATATTACTTCTACATTTTGACTATCCTCTGCAAATTGGTATTTACTATCTTCTCTTCTGTCTGCATACGTTTGGTTATATCTGCTTTGGTATTCGTCATTATAGTAATCGTCATCCTCTTTGTACTTAAACTCAAAATAACGAGCATTTAATTCGCTCATAGGTTTAAGGGAAACTTCCTTACTATGGTCTACCTTGTTTGACCAATCTACCGAATCGGCCGAAGGATCGGAAAGCAAAAGTAAACCAGTAGGATCGCCCGGTTCTCCATGAAGTAGAAGCTCGCCTAAGTCATTAATCTTTAAAAATCCAGCACCTTTTAAATAAAAATCAATATATGGTTCAATCAGTAAATGATTGCTAAGCTCAGCATCCTCAAAAACATATAGATTAAATAATCTACATACCGAAGCAAAGAAATCTTTTTGTTTAATTCCTCTTGGTAGCAAGTCCTTCATGTTAAGCAAATCTCCTTCTTGCGCTGGAGTTACTTGCGGATAATCAGAAATAAATTTTAAATTAAGCTCAGGATATATAATACAATCAAAACTTAGAGAACCAAAACTATATTCAATTTTTATGTTATCATTTAAATCTAGCGTTGTTTCAATTGTTAAATCAACTAAAAATATTTGAAAGTCTACGGTTGAAGTAAATGTTTCTGTATATAAAGTATCTGTATTTTGTTTAACCGTTAACGTAAAATAACCTACTCTGTTTAAATAAGGAAATCCGAAAATACTAATTTTGCCTAACGTTCCATTTTGACCTATAAATTTAAAGTCTTGGTCGTTAATAGTTTCAAATAATGATAAATTATTAACAATAGAAAAATCAATTTTCCCCTCAGTTGGGAGTAAGCTATCGAATGTCCTAACATCTAATAAGTCTTGTCTTAATTGCTCAAGAAGCGCTTTGTTATTAGGTATAAGTAAACTTTTGAAATACGGAGTTTCAAAGAACGCAGACTCGTAGGTATAGTTAGCATTCTTAATAATCGAATCCATAAATTCGTAAACATGAAACGCTGGTCTAAATGCGTCTAGATGATAATCTATTGAACCATGCTTACAATTTCCGTAATCAATTAAAGGATAAACTACACCAATGCCAGAAGCTACTGCACCAGACGGATCCCAAGAAGCTAAAACATTTGCCTTTGTCCATTCCTCATTGTATGTATTAAAGTTATTCATCTCTTCAATTAGGCTATTGCCAATTGCAGCAGAAAAACCTCCAAGCTCGCCAAATACTACGCACTCATATTCAATCGCCCCATCATTGATTCTGACCTCTAGTAAGCGTAATACACCTTTAAAAACTTGTATTTTATTTACAAAGATTTTTGCTTCCGCTTGCTTAGTCGGATCAAAATTATACCCAACATTTGGAAGCTCAGGATTACTAACGAAATAATTGTTAGCACTAGCAAAATTATATATGTGGCCAAAGACCTTATTATTATTAGCATTGCCCGGAAGTGTGATGGTCTTTGAATAGTTTGTATTCCTAGAAGCGAAGTCTTTAATGTCATCTATGGCATAGTTTAGTTCTGCACCAATATCATCAAATAAATCTAATCTACTACCTTCAATTAAAATTTCACTTATCATCTGTATTGAGTTTGTTGTTTTACTCCTAAATCAAAGTTTAATTCGTAGTTAAACATTTTGTCTGACGTGTCTACTTTTTCTTCGTAGCTTGTTTCACGCATAATAATAGGATAGTAGTCATCTCCTCTGTATAAGTAAGCCTCGTTACTTGCTATTAACTGCGAACCAAGCTCGTAATCCGCTGCGCTTAAATAATCAGAAACTACTTTATAACCGTATTGTACATTACCAGCAAAAGCTTGATTACCTCCAAAGTGAACACCAGAACTTGCTTTGTGTGCCATTGTAGTTCCTACTCTGCGATACTCATTACTCTTGTAAGTAGAACGAGATACTCTTTGGCTTTCTCTAGATAGTAATCTAAATACATAAGAATCATATCCTCCAAATTTATTTTGGAATACTAGCTGAACTGGAGTAAAACGTGGAGCGCAAGCATGCTTAACTACGATGGAGTCTGATCCGACGGTAACTCGCCAAGCATAAGTAGAACTAGTAATAAAAGTGCTACCCAAGTATTGATTGATTGCATAAAATGATAAATCTAAAAGTAAGCCGTGTTGAGTTCCAAGTCCTCCGCCAGTAGCAGAACTCCCATCGTTACTACCGTCTTCGTTTAGCTTTTGAATTGTAGCCGTAACGTTTGCGGAATTAGCGTTGAAGAATGTAATGTAAAACTTCTCTCCTGGCATAACTTGGCCAGAAGTTCTGTCTCGAGAAGTTAAGAATTTATTTGCATAAGTGCTGATAGATTCACGGAAAGGATCAAGCGCATAGTTCCAACCTTTGGAATTAGAAGAACTTAAATTTGTTGTTAAAGAACCACCAACTTGCTCGCCATAAATTACCGTAAAGTCGACGTGTAAGAAACCATCTGCGTATTGGAGTAAGCTACTACCGCTTGTGCTAAACCCACTTGCAAAATAGTTTCTGATAATTGGAGCTGCATCAAATACACCATAGCCTCCTTCGTCTGGATAATTTTTAACGGTTGCGACGGTAACGCCACCAACTTGTACATCAAATACATATTTAAAATTGTTTTGCGTTGAATTGTTTGAGCTTACAACAAACCAAAGCGCATCATGCGCAGAAGTATAAGAAGCTGGAACACTTTGTACCGTTATTGCCATTATTTAAAATTTTGTCTAATATTTAATATTATGTCTTGACCTAATGCTTTGGCTAGTTTAACTTGAAATTCTTTGCCAAATGCTTTATCTAAATTATCCTCAAAAAATCCTACTCTTGGCATCCCTCTTTTCTTTATTGCCTTAGCCGTATTTGTTGCAATCTGTTTTAACTTAGCTTGCTGATTAGTAATATTACCAAGTGTTTTACGTTTACGTTGTAATGGACTTAAATTCTTTCTTTGGTCATCGTTCCTAATATAATTTCTATGCCTCATATACCATTGCATCAAAGCATTAACCATACTAGCAGACACGCTTAATGTCCGATACGAGTATGGACTAGAAATAGGTTGTTTGCTTTTAATGCCTTTAACTCCCTTGTTTTGAAAATCATAATATTTAGAAGCAGGATTATTTTTACTATAACCAATTGTTAAGCTATACTTATTTCCTTCTTGCTTTATGGAGCTTACCTCCATGTCTGACAAATTGCCTTTGTCTACTTTTTTCTTTTTATTTATTCTAGCAATTGCAAGCTTCATAAATTGATTTGCTCCTTCAAGCATAACCGCTTGAACTCCGTCTAGTTCTACTTCTGCTTGCCTAGATATACCGCCAGCAGTAAAGTTATTACCTAAAGAAGCTTGCGCTTGACTAATGCTTTGCATATGCTTTTTTCATTTGATCGGAATCGAAAGCATTTTTAGCTTTCAAATAGCTTAAATCATTTAGTGCTTGTATGGTTGGTAATTCATATACATCTGCAAGCTTAATCTTTTCGTGTTCTGAAATTATTGAAGCCTGATAAATCCACCCATATTGTCGCATAAATACTGCACCGTTTTCTCTGCCTGCTCCTGCGGCATTCCCGTCTTGATCATCTCCTCCTTGAAATAATCCTTTAAATTCATTATCGAGTCGGCGAATACTTGACAAAAAAAAACCACGCTTCCATAAACCGATTCGAATGGCGCACCTAGTAAATCTTGCGCATATTCATCGTGCTTACTTGCATCGTACTTTGCTAACTTCCATCCTCGCCAAGTCTTCTTCATAGGCATAATCATTGAAGCTGCAATCTTATGCAAGTTGTTTGTTATATCTGAACCAAAGTACTTCGTTTCAATGTAGCGCGCGTATGGAATATTTCTAATGTCGTAAATGCACCTATATTGCCTTCCGTTAATCTTTATAAAATCTTTTGGCTTTGGCTCTGGTTTTGTCTTGGTAATAAAATCAATCTCTTTCAACTGCTCTTTTAAATCAGCAATCGACAAAGAATCAATTTGCGCTTCTGTTCGGTTAGTTAGAATCGCCAAAGTTTTTACCGCCAAATCTAGTTCTGTATCTCCGTCTTTTTTAGACATAAGATTTTCGATTTGTTGGTATTGCCAAAGTGTTACATTACTCCAGTTCATATCTTTAATAAATAGCATTATGAAAAATTATACCTTCCGCTTCCAGACTTGAAGTCAAACTTGCGCCAAGCTAAGGCCAAAGCACAAACCGTGTCATCGTGAAAGCCAGAAGGAGCGGAGTACTTTACTCCGTGAGAACTATACTGATATTCAAATATTTCAAGTTCTTGCCTTATCATTCCATCTGGATAGTGAATCCTTTCTTGATGGATAGCTACTTGCAAACCTAGCATTATTTCTTGCTTGCTCTGGCTAGTAAATTTAAAGCCTTCTACATCTAAGCCATCTCTTTGCAATTGCTCTACGATTGGATCGCCTACACCAGTCGCATCTATAATCATTGGCGCTTTAGGCAAGTTGCGAATCTTATTCTGTGTGCTTGCCCAATCCGATTGAAAGCGTTCAAAATAAGCCACATTCCCCGCGTTGTCCATGCCAATTATTACCGTCCAGTCGTTATACTTAGCTAAGTCAATTCCATAGCATTTAACCGCGTTAGTCGAAATATTCGAAACGCATTTTAAGATTGCTTGGCTACCAAATGGATTCGCTGCGTTCTCTGCCGGGTTAGCCATGTACTCTTGTTCGAATACTACCGTTGGCAGTTCTGCTCTTGCGGCATCAATCTCGGCATCTAAGATAAATGGATTATCGTAGCTTGTGTATTTAAAGCTTTCCCATTCCTCATTCGGTTCTAGTCCTTTAAGATAAAGCGAATAGAAGAAGTTCTTGCCTTTAGGAGTTGATAAGAATATAGCCTTGCCTTGATAATCGGTAAGCGTTGGCCGAATGGAGTTCTGCCAGCCATCCTCTAGATTAGGAATGAATGAAGCCTCGTCAATAATTGCGTAGTGAAATTTAAGACCGCGCAAGTTGTCTAGTCTTTCTCCAGTAAAGAATCTGATTGTGCCTCCGCTAATTAGCTTAAAAGTCAAGTCCGATCTGTTGGCAGTTGCTACATTGCTAGGAAGTAGTCTAGCTAGTTCGTCAAAGAATACCTTTGCAAGCTGATAAGTAGGAGTAATGTACGCTACTCTTCCGCCCTTCATCGCTTCGATGCAAGTAATGACTTGGCAGATTAGAGACTTTCCCCATCGTCTACCAGACATAAGCACCTTAAACCTAGCCTTAGAGTTTAATACTTTGGCTTGGTTATTGTGCGGTTTTGGAAGTGTTATTTTCGTCTGCAAAGCTTATGATTACTTCTTGTTTCTCCTCGTTCTTTGCTCTGTCTGTCCATCCTAAAAGGTTCTTGGCATAGAATAT